TTCGGCCTGCACGGCTGACGCGGACAGGGCCAGGCCCAGCACGCAGCCCATTGCCTGCATCAGCGGGGAGATCGAGGGATCAGTACGACGGCGACCCGAATGGATCGGGGCAACACGGAACGGAACGACGGACACGGCAATGCCTCCAGGCAGGAAGGGATTCCTCTGGCGGCGGCTGGAGGGAACGAATGGGCGGCATGATGCCGCATCCGGAGGGCCAGCGGAAGGCCAGCCCGCCCAGGGACGGGGAGGGCGCCCGGCCACGCCCCACTGGGCGCGGGGCGTGATGGGTCGGGTTGGCGCGCCGATCAGCTCAAGCGATCTGCCGGCGCTACCGCCTGGTCAGCCGCGCGGCACCGGCGCATCGGAGGCAATCAGCTTTTCCTGCTTGAGCTCTGCCCAGAAGGCGCCCGGCACCGCCACGGACATGGAAGCGACGTTGGCCAGCACCTGTTCGGGCGTGCGCGCGCCCGGAATGACCGCCGAGACCACCTCCGGCGCATCGGCGAACTGCAGCGCCGCGGTGCGCAGGTCCACGCCATGGCGATCACAGATGGCCTGCACCCTGGCACGCTTTTCCGGCGCCCACGACGGCACCTTGCCGTCATACAGATAGCGATCGCGCCCAGCCAGGTAGCCGGCCAGCAGCGGCGAGCCGACCACTACCGATGCTCCGTGTGCGGCGATCTTGGGGAAGGTGTCGTGCAGGGCCTGCTCGTGGTCGAGCAGCGAGTACTGGCAGGCGAGCAGGAAGATGTCCGGATCCGCCTCGGCCACCGCGCGCAGGGCGGGCTCGGGACGGTTCACACCGAAGCCCCACGCCTTGATCAAGCCCTCCTCGCGCATGCGGGTCAGCGCTGGCATCGCGCCCTTCGCCGCTTCCGCGAAGCGCTGCTCCCACGGCATGCCGAGATCTTTCTCGTTGTCCGGCGAGAGGTCATGGATGAAGACCACGTCCAGCTGCGACACACCAAGCCGGTTGAGGCTGTCCTCCACCGAACGCCGCGTGCCGTCGGCGGAGTAGTCGTAGCGGTAATGGAACGGCGAGGGATCCTTCCACATCACCTCCTGCAGCTCTCCGGCGGTCGCGGTCAGCAGCCGGCCGACCTTGGTCGACAGCGTGTACTCGCGCGCCGGGTGGTTGTGCAGGTGATGGCCGTAGCGGCGCTCGCTCAGGCCGAGCCCGTACCAGGGTGACGTGTCGTAATAGCGCACGCCTGCCGCATAGGCCGCTGCCAGCGTGGCTTCACTCTGTGCGCCGCTGGCGGCCGCGAAGCCATTGCCGATCGCGACACCGCCCAGGCCCAGACGGGTCTGCGGACGATAGCGCCTGCCCTGCTGCGCCGGATTGCCGGGCAAGGGTTTCGTCGAGGCCTGGCCACGGGTGGGCAGGACGCTGCCCGGGCCGGACGACTGCGCCATCAACGGTGAAGCGGCGAAGGCGGCGGTGCCGGCGGCGGCAACGGAGAGGAAGTGGCGACGTGCGTTCACGGCGACTCCTGATTCTGCGGGGGAAGCGCACAGCGTCGCAGAACGCTGGTGCAGAGCATGCCGTTGCCGCGTCAAGGCAGCGGCAACATTGCTACCCCCCCGCCGTGCGGATGCTCAGCCCTGGGCAGCGCCGGCGGCGAGAAGCAGCGTCTCGATCGCGCGGTACCCGCGCTGGCGTGCATGCTGCAGCGGGCTCACGCCGTCACCGTCGGGCAGGTTCACATCCGCGCTCGCCGCGATGAGCTGACGGACGATCTCGACATGCCGCGGGCCGCCATCGGCGAGGATGATCGCCTCCAGCAGCGCGGTCCACTGCAGGTTGTTGACATGATCCACCTCGACGCCGGCAGCGATCAGCGTCGCCACGGTCTCCACGTGCCCGCGTTCGGCCGCCGGAATGAGTGCAGTGCCACCGTAGCGGTTGGTGCTCTTCAGGTCCGCACCGGCCGCCAGGGTCGCGCGCAGGATCTCGAGATGCCCGCGGGCACCGGCGTAGAGATAGGGGCTGTCCTGGATCGCATCCTTGGCATTGACGTCGGCACCCGCCTGGATCAGCGCAAGCGCGGCCTCCACGTGATTGTGGTGGGTCGCAACCAGCAACGGTGTCGCCTTCGCCACGCCGCGCGCATCCACTCTGGCGCCCTGCCCCAGCAGCGTACGCACTGCAGTGGCATCGCCCTTCTCCGCTGCCCGATGCAGCCGCTCATCCAACGAAGCGGCACCGGCCGGCATGACCATGCCCATCAGCAGGCTCATGACCACCCAGCCGCGTAGCGACCTCCTTCCCATCGACATGTTCCTGCTCCTTCCACGGGGGCGCCCGGTGGGCGCCGCTGGAGAACGACCGTAGCCGAGCCGCCGCGCCGGCACCAATGAAGATTGGGGATCGACTGCATTCGCCATCCGAATGCGTCGGCCGACGCGCGTTCCGCCGGTTTCATGCGACGCTGCGCGCCATATCCCACACGGAAGCGCGCCACCATGCTGCATCACCTTTCACTGGGCGTGCGCGATCTCGCGCGTGCCGCCGCCTTCCACGATGCCGCGCTCGGTGCGCTGGGCATGCGCCGCGTCTTCGAAGACGACGACGCGATCGGATATGGATATGTCGAAGATGAGGATCTTCTGTGCCTGAAGCTGCGGGCCGATGCCTCGCCCCCGGGCGCCGGATTCCACGTGGCCTTCGGGGCGCCCTCGCGCCAGGCGGTGGACGCGTTCCACCGCGATGCACTGGCGGTTGGCGGCACCTGCAACGGGGCGCCGGGGCTGCGCGAGGAGTATGGCGATCACTACTACGCCGCCTTCCTGATCGACCCGGACGGGCATCGCATCGAAGCGGTCTGCAAGTCGGTGGAGTGAACCAGATCGCGCAACCGGATCGCACAAAGAAAAAGGCCTCCGTACTTGCGTACGAAGGCCTTTTCTACAACTGGCGGAGCGGGAGGCCGATTTCGCCATCTCACGCTGCCTCATGTGATCGCAAACACCTGCTGTATCAGGCGTTGCGACTCCACACCCTTACCATCCTGTCTCATACAATCGCACCTATAAGCATGGGGCAGATGATGGGGCAGATCTGATGGCAAGACCAACGAATCGGCTGAGCGCTCGCGCCGTTCAGACCACTGTCAAACAAGGCTACCACGCGGATGGCGCGGGCCTTTACCTTCTAGTCGGCCCTACCGGGGCCAAGTCGTGGGTGCTGCGCTATCAGCGCGACGGCCGCCGGCGCGAGATGGGCCTCGGCTCGGCCGGGGTCGTAACCCTCCAGGAGGCCCGCGTGTCTGCTCTTGAGCAGCGAAAGATGCTCGTGGCAGGCGAGGACCCGATTTCAGCCAGGCGCGTAGCGAGATCGGCCGGCTCAACCTTTGGCGAAGCGGCAGACGCATACATTTCATCCCACCGGTCCGGCTGGAAGAACGATGCCCAGGCTGACCAGTGGGCCCAGTCGCTCCGCGATTATGGGCCGACGCGGGCCACACCCATAGCCGACGTAGACACCCGGATCGTGATGGGCTGCCTGCGCCCGATATGGGAGGCAAAGACGGTCACCGCTACACGGGTGCGCGGCCGTATCGAGCGCGTGCTGGACTGGGCCAAAGTGCATGGCATGCGAGACGGTGAGAACCCAGCGCGTTGGCGGGGCCATCTGGAGAACCTCCTGCCCAAGCCAAGCAAAGTAACTAAGACCCAGCACCACGCTGCGATGCCGTACGGCCAGGCACCGGCGTTCATGGCTACCCTGGCTCAACGCGACGCGAGATCCCGCCGCGCCCTGCGTTTCACGATCCTAACAGCCGCTCGGACCGAAGAGGTAACCGGTGCTGCATGGTCGGAGTTCGACATGAGGCATAAGCTGTGGACCATCCCAGCTGGTCGGATGAAGGGTGGGCGCCAGCATGTCGTCCCACTGACTCAAGCCGCCTTGGACATCCTGGAACCGCTGTCTCGTACCGAGCCCCCCTTCTCACTATCAGAGAACGCAATGCTGTACTTGGTCCAGAAGACGCCACCGAAGGGCTTGGGCCTCCCGTTCACCGTTCATGGATTCCGGTCCAGCTTCCGTGACTGGGCGGCCGAGACGACCGATTTCCCCCACGAAGTAGTGGAGATGGCCCTTGCACACGCGATCCGCAACAAGGCCGAGGCCGCATATCGTCGTGGCGCCCTGCTCGAAAAGCGCCGACTACTAATGGATGCGTGGGCTTCCTACCTCGGGCTGACGTAGGCGACGCCACCATGAATTGAAGGACGCATTCAGTCCACGCTGAGACGCACCCGAATAGACGCCAGCCGGCGCATAGGTTCAGTGCTTTGGCCCATAGTTATCCACAGAAACGGACCTACGGCGGGAAGGTACTTCGTGGTATTTAAGGTTTTCCGAAACAGGCGGAAAATAATATGAGCACAGATTTGAACGATGACGCATCTTTTGGCGCGGCAAATCCTCCGGACCAGTATGGGCCAGGAGGCTTCCCAATCATGATCGAATCACCGGAACACTTAGCGGCAGCGTTGGTCAATGGTTGGATCATAGACGCGCGAAATGGCGGACTGGTGCGAGGTAGACTCCATGAGGAAGGCCACATTGTGATGATTCAGCCGAGTTCTCCTCTCGGCACCTATGAATTCGTCGGTGTCATGGAGGGAGGTGAGTATCTAATGAGCGTGAGCGCAACGAAGCTGCATCACGCTAGGCTTGAAGAAATCAACGCCGATAACGGTCCATGCGATACCGCGCTACCAGACGCAATATCGGGACGAGTTGTTGATGCACGTGCTGAGCCACACGACAAACTCCTCATCATCGCGCACCAGTTCATCGTTAATCGACGCTCAACGCGTAGGCACTTGTCAGAGCTGATAATGCTCAACGAGCCGTTCATTGAGTGCTCCGGCCAATTTTTCCAACAGGAAATTGTCACGTACCTAGAGAGTCACCCAGAACTAGGCGACGGATGAGCGCGTTTGGGGATCGAGTCGGTGTAAAGCGTATACGCGAAGTTGCTATCACTACATCTAGGGTGACGCCCGGCATCACTCCCCACCCTTCTCCCACCACTTCGACCGGCCCCTTCCTTTGCGCCTGGCCGACTCCTTTAACGAGGCGGCCAACTGTTCCTCTGGGGTGCGGGTGTCAGTCAGCAGCAGGTGGCCATAGCCAGGCGACATCTTCGTCGGGTCCGGCCGTTCCTCTTGCTGAGGTGACTCTGGCTTGTCGAGGGCGTCCATGCCCGCAGGATACCCCCCGTCGTCTCAGCGATTGCGACTCAGTGCCGGTGAGTCCGTGATCGCCCCCTTTAGCCTGTCAAATTGCAACCGGCGCAATGATCAAGCCAGTGTCACTTTCATCACCCCTTGTAAGCGACACATCCAGTTCTCGCGCTTGCGTGTCAAGCAGCTCGGGCTGCGCCAAGGGAATAAGCGATTGAAGGACATCCACTACAGGGAAGTCGCGCCTGTCCTCCATGAATCGACACACCTGACGGTCAGCAGGCCTGGGAAGGTAGACCTCACGGGGGACTTGCGCATCGGCATGAATGAACTGTTGAACAATTTGCCAGCCCTGGTAAAAAACCTCCATAAATGATCCGTCATAGGGAAGCGGAACCACTATGAGATTTCGGTTCTCATCCCGACGTATCGCATCGTGGCGCCCCTGCTGGGACGGTACGATTGCCAGCCTAAGTCCACTGGCACCTTCGAGGTGACGGGGATTTATCTTGACTGTCGTCCCCACCCACTGATCAGGCCCACTATCACCAACAAACAGATCGGCCTTCCATAATCCATTAATTGAATCTGGAAGATCTCGCCTAACCGCACTTCTTCTGAATGCCGATGCCACGGCATCGATGTGACGCCTCAACTTCACCGGCTGACCCCGACTACCGGAGAGAAGTCGGCTGTCGTCGGTAAGGATGTCCCGAGCCGTCTGGATGAGCTGCACAGCGCCGGTCTTTTCGGCACCAAACAGGATCGACGAAGGCAGGTCTCCACGAATCCGACAATGCGTGTGCAGCGCAGTTGAAATTCGATCCAGTATTACTGGATTCTGGCTCGTTATTGCGTCATGAACTGCGTACTCAAAACTAATCCCGCAGTCCCCATCGCCAGGACGATACACGCGAGGAAGTTGACGGAGAAGGATCCTGTCCAAGCCCCCAGCATCGTTCAGAGCCTCCCCTTTCAACGCGTAAAGAACCCCTTTCAAGATAGGGATAACCACCGCTGTTAGCGCCTGCACCTCGTCCGCTACCGGACTACGCTGCACCTCTTTCCTGAGCTTCATACGGTCTCCGAGACTCGTCCTTCCGTGAGTTGGCTATTGGTCGCCTGACACCAATGCTCCCTGTCGCCTAGCAGCCGAATTTCGGCTCACCAAATTTTTTACGAAGTTCCGCAACAAGCACCCTGTCGTCCACCAGAAATGTCTCGCTTACGTCTACGGAGGGCCGGGCACCCATCGCGCCTACGTACACGTGGCGCCGAACAGTGAGGACGGCGTCTGCTGGCACTGGCCTAGTCTCCGCATGTCCATAGTCATGCTTGTAGCTACCACTGACCCATCCCCCCTTGGTCAGGTGCTCGTCTTCCCACTCATCGCTGTATGCCATCGGAACCGATCCTTAAGGGTAGAGCCCCCGCTCCGGTTGAAACGGGGGCGATGCAATCATGCAGCCGGCAGCTTAGGCACTCCCGGCGCCTCAAGCAGCATCTTGTCAAGATGCGGCAGTGCCGAAGGGTCGCGCTCCCGGAAGTACTGATGCGCCTTGTTCGGCAGCCACACCTCATTGAAATGAAGGCGGAAGGCGTGCAAGTAGCCGACAGGGTACATTTTCGCTTCGCAGACGCGGCCATCAGCGTAGTGATGCTTATAAGTGGGCATTTTGGAAGTGTCCACTCCCTGACCGCGCAGCCATTTAGCGAACATCTTGCCCTCTGAGATGTCCGGGACCATCCGCTCGGGGAGCGTGTATCCCTTCGCCTCCAGAGGAGCGATCAACGAGATCGCCAACTCGCTCAAGATCGAGAAATGCGTGTAAGGCACCCTATCCTTGTTCGCCAAATAGCGCTGGATATGGTGAGGCAGCCCAGGGCTGGGAGCGCCGTTCGGCTGACGCCCGGAAAGCCATTCGCGGACCCACTTTGCAACAGCCACCGCAAACTTCGGGGAAAGCCACTGAGCGAGGTGGATGGCCACATCTGGGTGAACCCAGGTTCCCTGCGGGCCAGAACCTCCCCTAACCACTTGAATCAGAAGCGATGTCGGAATTCCGACATCGGCTGAGAGCTCGGCCAGGAATGCTGAGGTGCCAGCGTTCTCCAAGTAGTGCCCGAGCCGCTTACCGACCGCCTGGCACATTGCGGTGGCATTGATGTAGCCATCGAGCTTGCGCTGCTCAATGAGGGTGTTGTCCATCTGGCGATGGATCAGGTGAAGCGACAGCTGCTGCGTACTACTGATCATGGTGAATTGCCTTTTAGTGTTGCAGGCAAAGCCATGGCTTCAACTAGCGAAATACGACCCACGTCACAAAACGTTAGTAACGATGGATTGACACGTATTGCATACGGCGTATGATTCGCTGCGTTACTTCTAGGGAAGTTGTTGCCACTGCTCGGCACTGCTTTCGTAACACCGCCCTGCCTAGTTGACGCTAGGTGGGGCTTTTTATTTCCCCGACGGTGGCGCCGGGGAATCCCGACGGCCACAAGATAGTGAGGCCGTTCAGCCCCGTCAACGCCAAATGTAGTGAATTTCCCTAATCCCTTGTGGCGCAAGGCTTGGCAGCGATAATCGTCCGACGAACGGTCTGGACCTGTCGAAATGGGTTGCGCAGTCAAGGCCAATTGAGGTAGGCGCGCCGGGAATCAGAGTCTACAAAAATAGAACAGTGAAACTCACAGTAGTAACGGTACTGTGCGGGTATCAGACTTCAACCTCTACCAGCTGCAAGTTGGCCGCGACTTCCACCACCCGCCCCGTCTCGCACCCACACGTTGTAAGGGATGGTTCCGCCAAGGACGCCGATAGCCCGCATCTGCGCCCCGTCATAGGTGACCAGGCTGCTGGTCCCGTCGGCGTTGTGAGCGGTGATGGCCGTGTCAACGCCCGAACTGGGCTGGCATGGGCCAGCCCGGTCCTCTACTGCAGTCCTGACCGTTGCTGGCCGCGAACGTCCGGCCGGCCACGTCTTTTTCCCTCCCCGTCGAGGTGCACCGGCTAGGCCGGCGTGTCGAAGCGAAGATAGTCCGCATACAAGCTGAAGCCCGCGGAACAGACGATCTCAAAGAAAGGCCCGGAGAGCAGGGTCTGCCCCTCGTACCAGGTCTCAACCGTGCGGCCGTCAACCTGAATAGAGAATGCCCGCTCTACGATCTCGATACCGAAGGTCCCAGGAGCGGACATGATATGAGACCCCAAGCTCACGACGGCATAACTTCCTGTGGGCTGGCTCTTCCTCAGCAGCTCCACCACGCCCGCGTTGTTCACACGAAGTCGGTAGCAAGGTGAGAACGCGGAGCCTTTGTCGATCTGACTCTTGCGGATATCCAGGTTCAATGTGCCTGACGGAAGCCCCACCAAACCCATCGTGCAGCGGACAGGGCCGTTTCCAATATTGAGGCCAGCCCCCATCACTGCCGAGTTGTTCGACGCACCTTGGCGAAGGAAGCCACCCTCCACCTTGAAAGCACCGGGGCTCGCGTCCCAGGTTCTGGCGACCCCTCCCATTCCGCTGTCAGTGTTCGTACCGTTGAGGTCCGCCCTGTCAGCCGCGAAGGTATCAGTCACGAAGGGAAAAGCGGGGCGCTGCAACTGCAGCAGGTTGGCACCGGCCGCAGGTGCGCCGGGAATGGTGAGAAGCAAGGTGGGCATCAGGCAATTCCTCGTGCGAGCAGATGTTGATACATGGTCCACGCCTGTAACTTGTGGCCCAGCGGATTAAGGTGAACAGAGTCGGCTGCAACCCGATACGACGGCGGCACCGTGCCTGCCGTGATTGCAGCGCGATCGGCGGCAGTGGCTGTGAACCCAGGCTGCAGGCGAGCTGCAATGGCAAGGCCGTACTCACTTGCCAAGAAAGGCCGTACAGGACAGTAAGACGAGCCGAACTCCTCCAAGAGCCAGCGCTCCAAGTCCCTGATGATCGTGCCGATAGCGGTCCCACCGGCCTCGGCAATGCCTCTATCCAGCATCCCCCAAACCACTATCGTGGGGTTGTCGGGAGCTTGGTTAACCTGCGCAGTGCGGTACATGGCCTTGAGGTCGGCCAAGCTCCTTTTGCCATCAATGATCAGTGCCTCATCGTTAACCCCCTGACCAACAAAAAGAATCTTGCCAGCAGTTTGTTCACCTGCGAGATTGACCAACCGAATTTTTCCAGTCGTGATTGCGGCGCCAGGCAAAGCCCGCGTAAAGGTACGTGCAGAGCCCGAGGCACTGATTCGGCCAACGACGCGCTGCCCATCTTCACAGATCGCCACGACCTGTTGTGCCGATGTACTGGCGCGCAGGGGATCGGTGGAATCGAACGTGATTAGCGTGCCGCCGCTGCCCGCCAGCGAGCCACCGCTCACCGACGCCAGAATCGAATGGCCGCCGGCCCGGAATTGAATCTCATCCGAGCGTTCTCCGCTGACACCGAAGTTCCAGATTGGCTTTCCTACGTGGGTCGCCAGCAGAGTTGTCCAACGATCGCTCACGGGGCTTGCCAGATCTGCGCCCGCGGTCGTGGAATCGCCGTAGGCCACCGCCGGCCAACCAGAGAACCTTGGCACGCGGGTTAGCGGATTTCCTTCACGGTCGATCGCGAACGCAATGGACCCATCCGCGAACCGGAACGCCATGGCGATATCTTCATGGTCCTCATTGATCGAGTAGCCGATGTCATCCTGAACCGACTTGGATACGAACGGCCCAGCCCGCTCTGCGATCAGAAGGGCGGAATATTCTGTCGGCCTACCATCGTCGCCCACCTCCAGCCACGAGCGAGACATATCGTCAAAGACGATCGAGAAGCGAACGGGGTCAAACGACGTGCCGTTGTCGATCATCGCAGCTACAGCCGCCTTGTCTGCCTTTCCAGCCAAGACATTTGGACCGATGAACTGCCATGCTGAACCGCTCCAACTGTACTGCCCTGCCCCCTCGCCGTTGACCACGAAGGCACCTTGACCAACATAGGTGCCGCCGATGGCCTGCAGAGCGGAAAGCGTCGGTGCGTAGATTGCATCCGTCTGCTGGCCAGCGGCTAGAGCATCCAGCTGTCTCTGGATCTGACGCGATGGCGGCAGATCCGCAACCGGGAATCGAGCGAGGTTCCCCGTGGCCTGATCCACACCGAGGACGGTGTCCGAGACACCGGACGGTCGCATAGGAAGATCCTTCCCCGGGATTACATTTGGCTGTCCATTAAGCACGCGAACCTCCTCACAGAACCGATGACGCGTCAATTGCGCCGATGTTGATGTTTGCCAAGGCAATTGCCTGACGAATACTCACGTCTTGCAGCGCTTGGTCGCTCCATGCCACAAGCTCTGGGCGCTCTCCTAGCAAAGCCAGGAGAACGTCTCTCGCGATGGCGTCAACCAGCACCGGCCGCGGATCGCTGTACGGAAACCGTCGCTCAACTGCTTTCCCGTCGCCGTCAAGGATGGAACTCCCATCCGAGTTAATAGCCCGAGCGGATCCAGAGAACTGAATTCGTCCTCCGGCCACGAACCGGTTGCATACCACCGCCACCAGCTCACCTGTGTCGAGCTCAATCGCCGACTCGCCGTCGCGGACCGGCACCCCCTCTTTCTTCTGGTAGCTCACGCCATTTGCTCCTGGTACGCGGGATTCTTGGCGCCACCACTGCCCCCTCCTCCGCCGATGCTTCCGCCGCCGGTGCTACTGCCACCCGCAACGGGAAACGTGACGGCGACTGCAGACAGGGCAACGCGCCCATTTACGTTTGCCGTTTCAACTACATTTGTTGTCAGCCCCAACACCCTGCTACCACCCTCCAGCCTGGGGTCGTCGTAGAACAGATAGGCGATCAGCTTTTCCCCGGCCGCTCCCGTGACGGTGGCGCTGCTGGCGCCGTAGGAGACCGATACCGAGCCGATGATCAAGGTTCCTGCGGTCACGCTGATCGTGGCCACCGAAGCGCCCTCAGCATCGCTGCTGGCCGCGTAGGTGACCGATGTGGACATATCCCACATAGCCTGCTGATTGCCGATGTTGGGAAGCGCTGCGGCACCCACCCGGTTGGTGTCTGGCACCTCGACCTGAATATCTACCCACGCAGACACACGGCCATTCACACCCACCGAACGGATCTGCGCTTCGTACTGGGTGCCGCGCTGCATTTCGCGCACAGCGAAGACCTGGCCGACGACCTGACTGCGGTACTGCCAGGCTTGGTCGGGAGAACCCACGGGACGAAAGCGCAACTCATACGCTGCGGTTGGAACGGTCATCGCAGCGCCTCGATCGTGTTGTATCCATGCCGAGGCGACGTACCGATGCGGACCACAGCGGTCGGGATTCCGGCGTCATCGACCTCATCACTGAGCGGCGAAGACACCGCAACAGTCACCTGAGGCAACGCTGGAAGCCCGTAGTCCCGCCCGCTCACCTCGCTGATGATGTGGTCCGGGGCCCCCTTCCAATACGGGTCCACACGCGAATCAAACGCCACTGCAGTGAAGGTCGAAGACAGATCCTCGTCATAGCGGACACCGGTGATGATCAGCGTTGAGGTTTCAAAGCCGCGCTCGCCGATCACAACACCGTCCCCGGCCGCGATGCCGGCCGGCATGCTCTCCAGATAGAACGTATTCGTGAACGCACTATGGGGTACACAGTTCACCTTGCGCTTGCCACCGGTGGCGGTGCGCAGCTGCACGCCATAGAGCTTGCTCACGTCCGTGTAGATCTCGGTATCCAAGGTGAGCGTCGCCGCACCACTACCGTCCGGCGATCCGCTCGCCAGCTTGACGACTCGGCCCCAGCCAGTCCCCCATTCGGCTACATCGTGGGCCACGTCGACCACGTCGCCACGCACGATGCCGAGCCCCGAGATATCGGTGCTGAAGGTGTAGACCGTGTTGCGGTAAAGAGCCTGCGCGAGGTGGTACCGCGCCAGCTTCCATGCCTGCTTGGGAAGCATCGCCGCGTCCAGCTGCAACGTCTCGAAACTAGTCGCTGCCGGCTCTGCGGAGGCGTTACCTCGGGCATCCATACCGCGGTAGCTGTAGCCGTCCTGGACGACGATGATCTCGTCGTCCTGCCAGTCAGCCTCCGGATTCTTGAATTGCACACGCAGGGCATGCGGCACCTTGACGAACTGACGTGTGGCGCTGAAATCCTTGATGTCCAAGGGCGACAACACCGCGCTGGCCTCAGACGTGTTGCGGTCGAAGACCACGCAATAGCGACCATCGCGGTTACCGATGTCCCCAAGCGCACAACCCAGCACCTTGCCAAGCAAATCGCGGGCAGTCATCTGCCCGTCAACCACCATCCGGCACTCCAGCTCATTGGCTGTGCAGAACGCCGCATAGTCGGCAAACGAGTTCAGGTCGATACGCGAGGCAGGCACGTGCTCGGTCAGTGCCGGGCTCTGCGTCATCAGCCAGTAGGCCACCCACGCTGGGCTGAGCGAATACTGGTTTGCCCATGTGTTGCTGCTGCGGCGATACACGGGGATGATTGCCTTGGCTAGGGCGCTGAAGGTTTGCAACGTGCCCGACAACTGGTCGGTGGCCTGCACGCGCACATTGAGCTTCAGCGTGCCGGTGGTGCTGGGATCGGTGTAGCGAATGCTGCGGAAAGACGTCCAGATCGCCCCATCCGACCACGTGCGGCTGGTCTGGTTCTTCCGGGCAACCCGCGTCACCCGAACTTCGTATTGGCCGGCAGCGACGTCCCACGCGACGCCGGCGCCGAACGGATCACGGGTCTGCTCCCACGCAAGGTACAGCCCGGGCGCCGGGGCGGTGGTCGGATACTCGCTAGCGCCGGGCACCCAGCTGCTGTCCAGCTTGGACAGCCTCGGGCTCGATGGCGTCAGCCAAGCCGTGGATCCGACCGGTCGGTATTCGACCCGCCAGAGCACCCACATGGGCCAGCCCTTGTCCAGAGAGTCGCCGAACACCTTCAGGCCGCTGGAGAACAGCAGATCCAGACTGATCGCATCCACGCCCTGGGCGGTGGTGCGCGTCACCTGGTCCCCCTCGGTATTCATCGTGGCGTTGACCGCCTGCTCGTCAATGTCGTTGGTATAGAGTTTGGCAGGAGGCGACCCCGGCCAGCTCAGCTCCCACTGGAAGCCTGTGAAGTTCCCGGCGGGCGTATCACCAATGCGCATGTCAGACACATTGATCACACCGAAGCCTAGATCGAACATGCAGCACTGATAGGCGGTGTAACCCACCACGTCGGTGTACGGCATGGCTGCATGGGTCGGATACAGGCGATGCTCACCCAGAACCAAAGGGATCACGCCATACGGATTGATCTGATTGGATGACCCCGTCAGCGCGTTCCAGGCGCGCTGGGCGTCGGAGCCTCCGCCAGCACCGACTGGGACCGACACAAGGGCGCTCACCGCCAAAGAGGCGACCATCGTGATACCGGTGGCGATCGCATTACCGGCCGCGGCACTCCAACCCATACCCTTGGCCATTGCCGCGCCCCAAGCCGGTGCGAAGTAGGCGACCACGATCATGGCAACCGCAGCCACAATTTGGCGCGCTCCACCCTTGGCCAACCCCTGACGCAGCACGTCGATCCGCACGCCATGCTTTGGCTTCAGGCGTGACCAGAACGCGCGAGGCACCACATGGCCACCCACCCGCACCACCAGGTCGTCAGATAGCTGAGCAGCGCCACAGGCCTCCAGCAGCATCTGTTCGATACTCTGGCCTGGAGTGGCGTAGAAGACGCCCGGCTCTGCGAACTCATGGGCACGAAGGTGGATAGGGGCCGGAGTCATTGTGCACCGCCTACGTAGCGGTAGAAGCCCTCGATGCGGGCCTCCCACATCGGGGATCCCAACCGCTCGCGGCGGCTGGTTCGCCCCTCTTCGACATGCAGGAACTCGCCGCTGCCCATGCACACACCCACGTGCCCGGGCGCCCCAAGGAAGTTGAACACGACGATATCGAACGGAGCAGGCTGCTCCACCCGGGCCCAGCCATGGGCCTGTTCGGGCGTATCGACTGACGGCATGGGAATGCCCTGCTCTGCCAGCACCTGCCGGGCAAACTCACGGCAAAACTTGTCGCCCTGATAGGCAATGCCGATCCACTTTCTCATACGAACAATCCGGGCGAGTTCGAGGGGGTATAGGTCTGGCCAGGCACGCCCTGGTTAAGGAAGTCCTCTTGGTAGCCGATCTGTACACCCAGCTCCATCAGGTCCCAATCGACCTGAAGTGCGGTGAAGTTGAACGGGCCCATCTCCACCTGGCTGGGCTGGCTCGCCAGCACTACCTCCAGACGGACCTGCGGGCGCGGCCCCTGAAGCGACTTGATCTGCCGGGTGATATCCCGGTCCACGTTATCGATGCGCAGCGCCACGTTGGGCGCGGCGTCGTCCGTGTCATCCGGCATAGATGCTTCGAACGAGTAGGGCTGGAATGTGACAGACCCACGGGTGACCGCCTCGGTGTTGTTGACGATCCGAATGGCTTCCATATCCGGGTGCGTGATAGTCAGCAGGCACAGCCATACCTCGGCCGTGTCTTCGGCGAGGATCGAGCGCGCAGCAGCGGAAGAGAGGACACGGGGCATCAGGTCGTGGGCCAGTTATGGGTATCGTAGAAATCGAGCAGGAACTGCCCTTCGTAGGTGGCCACCACGAGCAGGCTCAGCTCCACCTTCCACATGTCCTGCCACTTCACGTAAGCCGGCCGACCGAGGAACTTGTAGGTGGCGTAGCTGGATCCCTCACCAGGCCAGCGCCAGTCCCACCAGTAGAACGAGAGGATCCGGCGAACGCTGATGTTGTAGAAGTCCATCAACGTCTTCAGCTGGGCAGGGGTCAGGTACACCGTGCAGTTGAACTGTTCCAGTGAATTGGTCCGCGTCGGCCGGGTCTTGGTGCCCGCGCCAACGCTGGTGCGCAATACGTCATCTCCGTGTGGCGCAAAGGCCAAACTCTCGTTCTCAGGGTCAGGGATGCTGCCGGGCATGAACAGGTCAACCACCGCGGTTCCCCCTATAGTTCAGGCCATAACGATCGCGCAGATCGCGGTCAAACGCGCCGCCACGAATCTGGCCACGCATCAGGTCCTTGAGCATCACGGTGACGTCCAGGTTGCCACCGCCTTCGCCAGCCACCTGAACAGCAGACGAGTCGGTCTGGACGCCATTGATGTACACGCTGACATCGCCGTACCCACCGGCGCCGGCGCCGGTGCCGGCACGCATCGAAGCATCGTAGGCAGCCGTCTGATTGCGCGAAAGCACACGCTCGCCGGTCTGCAGCACGGTCAGGCGCTCATCGTTCTTCAAGCCAATATGGCCGCCGCCGTGATAGCGCGGCGCTTGGCCAGCGAGAAGTGAACTGACGGGTAGCCGCACCTTCGCGCCGCCGGTACCGATACGACCGCCCGTGTGGCGCTTGCCCGCCGCCACCGTAGCGCCGGTATTGCCTGCAGGCGCAGTTCCCCAGTCTCCGAACAGCGCCGAGATCCCACGAAGCGCAGCTTCCTGCGCCGCCATCCGAGCCACGTTGGCAATGAAGCTCTTCACCATATCGGCGAAGGCCTCCTTGAACCCCTTTGTTTTCGTGGACAGATCGGCAAGGAAGTCGCCAAACGCCCCGGCGGCGTTATCCTGAATCTTCTGTGCCCATACCTGCTGGGACTGCAGGACCTGGCCGATCTCAGTGTCAATCTCTCGCAGCCCAGCCACCGCTGCGGCATGCTCCGGCGACCCTTTTGCATAGGCAGCCATGGCTTCTATGGCTGCAATACGAAGTGCCTGCAGCTCTGCCAGCGCTTCCGCGCGAGCCGCCGCCAGCTGGACCTCACCTTCACCGTAGCCCATCATTCCGCCGCTGACCTGCGCGCTGATGTTGGTTTCCCGACCCTGAAGCTGCGCCGTGATGCGTCCCATCGCGTCACGCAATTCATCGGACTTGGCCTTGGCCACCAAGCGGTCAATGAGACTGTTGACCAATGCCTGGCCCGTGGCGTCACCCTCGGCCCGCAGCCGTCGCAGCATGCCAGCGTACTGCGCCTCCAGCTCGGCGCGCTGGGCCTGCCCCGCCTTGCCGTCCAGTTCCAGGAGGCTGCCTTTTACGCTATCCAGCGACTTGGCGAGGTCAAGTTCCGCCTTCTTCTGCTCAGTGGCAGCCACGGTCGCCACTTCAGCGCGATCACGCTGCAATTTGATGATCTGCTCTTCGATGCGACGCCGGCCAGATGCGTCGGTAGCAATTGCCAGCTCGGCGCGTGCTTGGTCCAGCTCCAAATCGATCGACTTCTGCTGAAGGGCAGTGCGCCGGCTAAAGTACTGCTCTATTGAGATGCTGTTCTCCTGATAGAGCCGGTCAATCTCGGCCATCGAGCGGCGAACAGCATCGATCAGCGTTGCGTTGGATTTCGCTATGGCGGCGCTTGCCCCATCACTCGTTGCAACAGCAGCTCCGACACCAGCTGACACCTCATCGGAGATATCCATAGCAAATTTGGCGAGGCTAGCACTCCAGTTGTCGAGCTCCTTTTGAGCTTGCGCCGCCTCGACCTGCGCCTCTGTATAGCGTGATGCTGCCGCGAGCGCCGCACCGTCACCTCGGTCACCGCCGCGTGCATATACCGAACTTGTATCAGCCATACGCGCACGACGTTCCTCCACAATCGCCCTAGCAGCATTCAGCGTCTGCAGCGCTTGCTTACGCTTAGCCTCCGCTTCCTTAATCGCCGCATCGCGATTGAGCTCCGCAAGACGACGATTCTCAGCAAGCGCTTCGCTGTGCAGCTCAGCCGCCTTACGAGCCTGATCCGTCCTCTGGTACAGGTAATACAGCGCCGTTGTCAGCCCAACAATCGCCAGCGTAATGGGTCCGCCCATAGTGGCGAGCGTGGCCTTGAGTCCGTTGGCAGCTAGAGCAGCGGCAGTCAGACCCGCACGCATCGTGATCAGCCACGAGATCAGACTCTTGATACCGAGGATCGCTGCCGGCACGGCTTGGGCCGCCAAAAATGTGCCAACGGAGACTGCAAGCACATCGACGTTCTTGACCACCCAAGAGGCAGCTTCGGCAAGGCCCTGGAGATACCGAACGCCATCCTGCGCGATGAACTTGGCGAACGCGGACAAGGTGCGCATCACCGATTCCGCCATTTCTGCGAACGCTGCCTTGACCTCCGGGGAGCCCAGAGCCAGGGCCACGTCGTTAATGGCGGACGTCAACGACGGCAGACTCGCTCCACCGGATCCGTCCATCAGTTCTTTGATCGAGTTTCCGACCGCAGTCAGGGCACCGCCAAAGGTGTTTCGGGCAGCAGCGGCAGCTCCAGCGTAACTCTCCGCCATCGCCTCAAGCACGATCTGCTGCGCTTCGGCGGTGCGCCCAGTCGCCTCCATCACCTTCATCTGCTGCTTCTGCTGCTCGCTGAACTTGAAGCCCTGCTTGGTCAGAGCAGCGACACCTTGGGACGGCTTGTCGAGCGCCTTGCCGATGGTCTCAGCGGATTGCTCGATGTTTTCGCCCAAGCGAGCTGACTGATCGATCGCCATCTGCAGAGCCTGGGGGAACTGCTTACCGACGATGCCCGTATAAGACAAGAGACGGGTCTGAGCTTTGACAATTTCACCACTGGAATGAGTGGTGGACGCCGAAAGGCTACTGGCCATCTCCAGCAACTGTTTGGCGGTGTACCCGGCCTGCTGCCCGGTAGATGCCAGCACGGCTTGGAGCTGTGCCACTTCGTCTGCCGCGTCGCGGGTCTCAGAAATGATCGCCTTGAACACGGTTCCCACCGTCACGCCCGCGAAGAGACCGCCGACCACATTGCGCAGGTTGCTGAAGCTGTCAGTGATGCCCTTGAGGTCGATGGACTTGGCAGCCTCCTGCCTGAACTTGCCAAAGTCCGAACGGATCATGGCCAAGCCCTGCTTGATATCGTTGATATCGGCAGAGATCCGGACTCGCAGGTTGGGATCGTTGTTTGCCATTTCAGCCTGTCAGCTTGCCGAGGTACTTGGAGAAGTCCGCCGAATCGAACTGGGCGGCGCGGAGGTTGAGTAGTTCGTCAGCCAGTGCGCGCTTCGCGGCGCGTGCCGCCGCCTCGGAGAACGCCTTGAACTGAGCCAAGGTGTAACCCTTGATATCGCCGAAGCGGTGCCCCGCCCCGATCAGGAGCTGGAGGCTATCGGCCCAGGACCACGGAACAGATTCCGCAGGCCGGCCAGGAGCGGAGCGATCCGCTGCGTAAAAAAATCGCGATTTACTTCCACGATCTTCAGTGTCAGCTCTACGAACTCAGCCGGGTTGCCAGCCACGATCTCCTCCCGGGGGCGTCCCACGCACAGCGCCACAGCGGTGAACAGCGCGTCCGCGTGGTCGACCACCAGATCCATGACCAGGCCCGCATTGATTTCGAGCTCCAGTGCTCCCACGTCACCCGAACCGCCGCTAACCGCGTTGATCACGGGCCGCAGTTCCCGCACCACCAGCGGAATCACCCCGATGGCCATAGGTTGGACGGCGATAGCCTCGTCGCCGTAGCTCACGGAGGCGCTGGCAGGCGCCAGCACCTCCATTTCATCGCTCGCAACCGCGCTCAAGCGACGACCTCCTGCACGACGACAAAGTACTTGGACAGCCCCACGCCCTTGGTGCCGTCGGTGAGCAAGGCGCCCGTAACCTCACCCGCACCGTGTTCTTCGCCGATGAGCGCGAGCTGCGCCATGACGCCACCGGTGGCCTTATGGGCCGTGATACGCACGGCCTTGCCGCTCTGCGCCTCATTCAGGCCGAGGAAGAGCATCTCGTACTGCTTGGCCGGGTTCACCAGGCCCTGAACAACCGTCTGTGCCGCGTTCGCGTAGGACACTTTCAGGTTGGCCGCGCCTGCGACAGGTTCGGCAATCGTGCTGCCGGCTGGAATGAAGAGCCCGCCGTCCTGAATCACATAGTCCACCCCGGCCTCGTAGGCGGTCGAGCCCACGGCGCTCTTCACCGCGGTGACGGAGGTCGCGATCCTTGCCAGCGGCGTGAACCCGCCTTTATAGGCAACGAGGGCCTCGTCAACTACTGCACCTGCGGCGATGGTCGCCACCGTGCCGCGCAGAGCCCGGGCAAAGTTTTCCGGCGAGAAGTCGTGGAACGTGTAAGCCAGTTCGCAGCCGGTCAGGCGGTCGACGCGGTTTCGCTCACCGCCACCAGGCTGGGTGTGGTCGGCCAGGGTGATTGCGTTGGTCTGCGGGCTCAGCGTCAGGGCCGAGCAGTTCCCGACCTCAACGAATGGCGCCGCGGCGCCATACTCACGGATCAGCAGCTTGCCGCTGCCCAGGTAGCTTTGGTCTTGCATGGGTGTCTCTCCAGGTAGTGCCGCCGCGCGGCCGTTAACGAATAGGAATGTGGCTGGTGTAGCGAAGGAGAGCGCCGATCCAGTCGGCGCTCGCAGGCGCACGAAGCGGCTCCATTTCCAGATATGCCGGGGCACTGAACCCTTTAGGCCAAGACTGCTGTCGATTCAGCAAAACGCGCTCAATGTCGTCCACCACGTCATCCAGCGCAGCCTCTGCCGCCAGAAGCGCCTTGCGCTTCACTAGGACAGCGACGGTCGTCAGGCGATGCGTTCGGAGCAGCGCTGGATCAGTCGCCCGAACCTGTCGCTCGATGTATACGGCGACGCCGTCGTCGACCTCCGCCGGGTCCAGCTGCCCAGGCTCCAAGGTGACCACCCGACCAATGTCGGTCCGATAGCCGTCACCTGTCTGCGCACAGGCCAGATTGGCTTCGAAGGCCTTCAGCAGCAGGCGACGCGGGGTATCCTCAGCCACGAGTCACCGCCCAACGGACCAACGACCCGTCATCCAGGAGCTTATCGGTGAGGACGAATCTGTCACCATCAGCCTCGACGATGCCGCCCTTTTCCGGGACAACTTCAATGCGTTGGAATGTCACTGCCGTGTCATAGGCGGCTACCGGCATCGGATCGTCGCCAAAGGACTGGACATTGCGATCGACCATCACCGTGCAGGGGACTGTGGCACCGCCGCCCTTGGGCAGATATCGCGACAAGGGGTCAGCCATTCCAGCAGCTGCGAAAGAGGCAAACGCCCTGCTGTCAAAGTCCCGCAAGAAGTCCTTCTGGCTCATGACCGCCCCCGATACTTCGATGACTCCAAGGCCTTGGAGAGCTCGCGATTGAAGTAGAAGGGCATGGTCTTGTCCCAGGCCCGCTGCGCCAAGCCGAAGATGTTGTAACGCGGCTGGTAGGTGGCATTGCGGGTAAAGATGAAGATGCTCTTCACCGCAGAGCCGAACCCCGTGGCGATTCGCTCATAGATGCCCGGCAGCAACCGCCCGCGCTGGGCAGGCACTGCAAAGTACTCACCACCACGCTTACGCTTGGCACGACGACGCTTGACGCTGGTTTCGGTCTGGTTCTGCAGCGCGTCCTGCCGTGCACCGAGCTGTGACAGAATCTGGCTGATCTGTCTCGGCCGCACGTTGCCATGGCCATCCAGATCTGCCCCACGTCCGGCCACGGCGAACATGCCTGGCGGCATCGCGCCGCGCTGCTGCAGCAGCACCTCGAACCCTTTCTTGCGTCGTACGCCGCCCTCCACCTGGGGCAGGAGGTACTTGGCCGGCGGCGTGCCATTGCTGGCCTCGTCGCGCAGGTAGATCTCAGCGTAATGCCGGCTCTTGGTGGCCTTTCGGTACTGAGCTGCGCGCTGGGTCATCCGTGTGGGCCGATCGAACACCCGGCTGGAGGCGCGCTCCCACTGCTGACGGATCTCGAAAGCAGTCGCATTGCATGCCTGCATGATCGCGAATGGCAGGTTCTTGCGCTCCAACTCGCTGAAGGTACGACCCAACATGTTGTCGGCATCGACGTCGATCTTGATCTGGCTCACGGCTTCACCTCAGTGCCTTGGATGGCGCGCACCTGCTCGGCGCGTCCATTGAGGCGCTCAATGACGGCTCGCCGCTGGGCAGCAACATCAAAGCACTGCGCGATCGGGCCTTCGGGGACAGCCTCGGTGCGGGTAAGCGCGGCCGGAATTGTCACGTATACGCGCCGCTCCACCACCACAGGCTCAGGGGTCACCGCGCACTGCGCCGGGCCTGCATCAGGCCTCGCCTGCCCACACGCAGCAAGCACGGCGGCGAGCGCCGCGACGGTCAGTAACCGGAGAATGCTGGGCATGATGCTTCCACCTCGGTCAGGGCCAGCGCACAGCGCGTTTCACGCGCTTGGCCGGCGTAGCGATTCATGAACTGCTTCAACGTCTGGTTGGCATCCGCCTCGCGGGCCTCAGCTGCGGCTACCGCGGTGGCGCTCTGCCGCTTGAGCGTGGCCGCCTGGTTCTGCGCCAACGCCAGTTCAGCCTGGAGGACGCCAACGGTGCGGCCGTAGCCAGCGTTTGCCGCAGCAAGCTCCGCAACGCGCGTGTTGGCGCCCTCCTTCTGCGAGGCACAGGCAGCCGCAGCGCCTTGATACGTGGCAGCGGCAGCACGAGCATTGGCCCGCACGACCACTAGGCAGACGGACAGCGCGATCACCACCAGGGCGAGAACCCCGATCACCCACAAGAGCGGCTTCAACGTGACCACGGAGGGGAGCTTCATCGCGCACGCTCCGTCAGGCCGGCTTCTTCCTCGCGACGACCGCAGAGGCCCGCCTCCAGGTTGGTGCCACGCCACAACCGGCACATCTGGCGAATCTGGCCCGCGATGCAATGCACGTCCCCGCCGGGCAGGCACACGTCGCGGATTGCACGCATCTCGGTGCGCGCCGGGCCGGTCATCGAAGCACCGCGGTTGTAGACCACGGAAACCAGAGCCCCGCGGGCGTCAGCGGGAAGAGCATCGAAGCCGTCAGCACCAAATGCTCGGCGCGCACTGGCGTGATAGCGCGGGAGCGAGGCCACGCCAAACACGTCACTGGCAAGCCCGAATGGAACGCGCACGTCGCGTAGATGCTGCACGACGGGTTGCGCGGCAGGGCCGGTGATCCCAGCGGTCGCCTGGAGGCGGGACGCCGCGACCAGGGCTGACCAATCCAAGCCGATCTGCTGGCGGGTCTGATGGCCGCCGTCGTAGCCGATGCCCCACGTCACGCCTGATGCGCCACCCGGCCAGATGGGCGCCTCATAGCGCCGCGTGTACAGCGCCTGGCTGCCAACCTCCCAGCGAACAATCAGCGCAACCGCAGCCGGCGAGATGACCGACACCTCGGGGGTGCTGGCCGCCGGTGGCACGGTCTGCTGCACTGCCTCCTGCAGCGCCACGACCACTGGCATCACTGCGCCTGCGGTGGACTCTTGTGCTGATTCAACCACCGGGGCTGCAGCGTCGGCCACATTTGCGCGCGCCTCAGCTACAGCTGCTGCCGGCGCGTCAGCAGGGGCCGGCACGGACGCTGCCACTGGGGCCTGGCCGCAAGCGGTGAGCGCGGCGACCAGCAGCGCAGAAAGAACGCGACGGGCGATCATCGGGCGATCCAGAAGAAGGCAACGAACAGGCCAACCAACGCCACCCATTCGGCGCGATCAAGCAGCAATAAGCGCCAGGCCGACCGGTCACCAGCCCGGGCAGCTTCATGCAACTGCCGCTCTTCATCGTCGCGCAGGTCGAACAGATAGGTGCGCTTGAACAGCCAGGCAGCCGCGCAGGCGGTCGCCAGGTACGCCGCGGAAATCGGCAGCTGCAGCAGCTGTGCCAACACGTCGCCGCCGATGGTGCGGTCGAGCGCCCCCAGCAAGATCCAGCCGAGCAGCGCCAGGAAGATCAGGACCGGCAGCCAGACGATGAACTCCTGCCAGCGGCTGAAGAAGGAAAGGATGCGATTCATGGTGTTTTCTGCGCCTGTTCCACGGTATTGAGACGACGCTCCAGCTCGGCGATCCGCCAGAGCACCCCGTTGTCCAGCTTCGCGTTGACCACCTGCACGTCGCTGGTTACCTGCTGGAGACCCTTGCCCTGCTCTGCCTGGATGCTGCGGATGTCGTTGAGCATCCAACTCACCACGCTGCCTGCGATCGTCAGCACGAATGGCAGCGCGAAGATGGCGACCTTCAGAGCCACAGACGCAAACTTGCCGTTCATGGCCCGGTCGAGCTGGGCATTTGCATCAGTGGTGCTCATCAATCCCCCTGTGTTCGTAGAAGCTCCACCACCGCACACGCCACCCGGGCATCTGTGTGCGGCGGTGAGCTAACCCTTATGCGCCGCCGGTACCGGCCGCTGCGGTGCCCGGTGTCAGGCGAACCAGCACCTCAGCGTCACCGTTCGCTGCCGCCTCCACGGCGTAGCCGAAGCCGTTGAAGTCCGCGGCGCCGCCGGCGGCGACGATCACCCGCTCGTCAGCGCTGGACCAGTTGACCGCGGCGCCGTTGGCAACGACTGCGGTCGCCAGTTTCGGAAGGCGGAAGACGCCTTCCACGTGGACCGCGATGCGGTCGCCGATTCCGCCGTCGGTGACGGCTACACCGAACAGCTTGCCCTTCGCGACGACACCGCCGCTCTTGACCGCCTTGTCCAGCACCACGTCCAGCACGCGGCCGTCCTGATGTGCGTTCTTCATGACTGTTTCCTCAAATCGAAAGGGATATCGCTTGGGCGCGAACCGGCAACCCGGCCGCGCTCAAATTGGGCGGAGCCTCAGGCCGGATTGCCGGGGTTCTTGTAGATGCCGCGGTAGTCGGCGATCGCCGGCGCAGCGTCGAGGCGGACCTTCCAGGCCACGCCGTCAACCGTGAAGCCCTGCTCCTGCTCCAGATACGGGGTCTGGTTGCCATCCAGGTAGCCGACGACGATGCCATCAACAAACGCGGGGTTCGCCAGGCCGTACCATGCCTTCGGATCCTTCTCGTCCAGACGACCGTGGTCCCAGACTTCGAAGGTGTTGCGTACGGTGTTCGGTTCTTTGTCACCCGTGCCAGCACCGACGGCGTACTCGGCCTCGCGAACAGCACGCGCCTGCAGGTTCAGCGCGACCGGGGTCAACAGCCCCTTCATCGGCACCTGGATCAGGTTGCCGCTCTTGTCCTTCTGCAGGCGCATGGCCGACTGCATGGCCCCGACGCTCGCCGTGCTGATCAGGGCAGCCGGCAGCAGATTGCCGTGTTCAGCGCTGAAGAGCCGCTTGCCATCGGCCAGGATGGGGTTGCTGTTGATCAGCTCGAACACGGCTTTTGCCAACGTGCGGCGCGCGGCCTGACCCATCTTGCGCGGCACATCACTGAAGATGCCCAGGTCATCGTTGATGACGGCCTGACGGGTGATGGTGAACAGCTTGCCGTAGGTGACGATCTTCATCGCCTGCGACTGCTCAGTGAAGGTGCCCTGCTTGTATTCGCCACCTTCCGGAACGATGTCCAGATCCGAGAACGCACCCAGGCCCACCAGATTGGTCGCCTTGAAGTCCGGCACATTCACCGCGCGGGTGAACTGGTCGAAGTTCTCCTCCGCCTCTTGGTAGCCCTGCGCCACAGCGCGGCGCGACGCGTCACCCAGCAGTGACGGGAAGTCCGACGTGCTGTGCGTGAAAGCCATGCCCACGATCTGCATGCGGTCCATGCCGTTCACGTTGGTGCCGGTGGCCTGGACGCATGCACGCGCGATTTCGCCCATGGTCATGCCACGGAACGGATTGCCATCGGTGGCCTGCACCAGGCCGGCGCGGGCCTCGATGGCGTTCGCCATGGCGGCACGGGTCAGGTCGCGCTGATCGCCGCCCGGAACGATTCCAGCATTGCCATTGAGCGGCTGGCCGTTGGAGCCCAGCAGCGCCAGGATGTGGCGGCCGGCATTGTCGGCGGTCACACTGATATCTGCCGCGGCGATGATGCCGTTGACATACTCAGCCACGGCCGGGATGCCCATGTGAGACTGCGCAATCGCCTGGATCTCGGTGTTGCGCGTCCGCAGCGCGGTCATCGCCGCCGCTACCGGATCAGCCGCGGGTGCAGCGGCAATGACGGGCGCCGGCGCCGGGGCGGCGGGAGCTACGGCCGGAGTTGCGGTATTGCCCGCCGCTGCGGCGGTCGCGAGACCGGCACTGGCGAGGATGGTGGAGTACTGCTGTTTCATGGTGGGATCCTCGATATGGCCGATCACGGCCGACTGGCTTACCTCAGGGAGTGAGGCGAAGGTTTGCGGGGAGAGGCTGGCAACGATGTGGCGACGCAGCTGGACGGTCACCGGCGCACCAGCCCCCTCGATTGCGTGGAGATAGCCGGTAACGGCGACTGCCGAGGCGGCCTGCCAGCGGGCGCTGGCACCAGGATCGGCATCTACCACCACGTCGGCCAGGCCGGCCTCGATTGCCTGCGGACCCGAGTACCAGTGATCGGCGTCATCGGTGAGCAGCCGTTCCATGTCCTCACGGCGGCCCGAACGAGAGGCATATGCCTCAAGCATCGCTGCCGCATGGGCGTCCAACGCCTCAGCGTTCTGACGGAAGGTCGTGGCAGTGCCAGCCGCGACGGTGCGCGGCCCATGCACCATGACCAGCGAGCTGGCGAAGACACGGCGCTCATCGCCCGCCTGGAGGATCAGCGACGCGATGGAGGCGGCCTGACCCTCAACAGTCACCACGGTGCGGGCTGGATGGGACTTCAGGGCGTTGTAGATCGCCATACCGTCGGTGACGACGCCACCCACGCTGTTCAGGCGGACGTGAATGGTCGAGGCGGTGATCTGCCCGATGCGTTCCACCAGATCCAGGGCGGACACCGATTCCTCGAAGAGATAGCCGCCGATCGCGCCATAGATCATGACTTCGGCACTGTCAGCCTCGGCGTGCACCTGGAAGAGGCACGGCCCCAGCTGGCAGTCCGGGCCAGCGTCGGCGGTGATGGAAAGGTTGATGGCGCTTGCCAACAGGCTCACTCCACGCATGGTCATTCGCTCCTGGAAAGGTCGCGCGTCAGCGAGCCGAGCACGTGTGCCCGGGCCTCCGCGCTGGTATTGGGCGCCGTCGGCGCGATTTCGGCGGCCTGCTGCTGCCAGTCTTCGCGCTGGCGCAGCACGTCGGTCGGGTTGCTTCCGTACTGCAGGATGTTCTGCTGCGGGCTGACCCAACCCCGGTCCTCGGCCTCACCCTTGGCGTAGGCTTCCTTCAGCGGGTCGATCCATGGCATGACAGGCCGCACGTAGGTGGACGCGGCCAAGTGGCGCAGCGTCCAGCCACGCGGCAACTTCACCTTACCTGCCAGTACGCACGCTTCAATGAAGCGCTGCCGCTGTGGGCGAATGCTCATGGCGATGAAGCGCTCGGCCAGCATCAGGTAGCTCCCCCACTTCTCCACCAGCTCCTGTCGCTGAGCCGAGTAAGTGCCGTTGTAATCCAGCGAGAGGCTGGAATAGCTCACACCGATACCGCCAGCGGCGGCGCGCAACTGCTCTTTGCGCCAGGTCGCGGCATTCGGGTTGGGCCGATCGGTACCGAGGCTCTCAATCGATTCGCCCGGCAGCAGATCGTCAAAGATCGCGCCAGGTGCCATGCGGAGTTCGCGAACCGGAGTTCCCTCCTGCATCAGCGCACGACCACCCAGGCCGTCAGCGCCGCCGAACATGCTGCCCTCGCCCTTCTTGATCTGGAAGGTCATCGACGCAGCAACCTTGGCCGCAATCCGCTCCGACTCTTCGTAGTCCTTCACGTCCTCAAAGCGGGACATGGAACTGGCGAACACGCTGAGTCCGCGCACTTGGTGCAGACGGCTCAGGTTGGCGATGCAGTGCATGAAGTCGGCGGAGACACGCTTCGTCTCAAGCCGGTTGCCGAAGGGGTCACCAGGGTGCTGCTTATAGACGTGGAACGCGACAGGGCGACCCCAAGCGTTCCTTTCAACACCCTGCAAGATATTGCGGGAGGGATCAGTGAACTCCAGCGGGACCAGATCCGCCTCCAGCATTTCGATGCTGTAGGGGACGCCAGTGCCGTGTGCCAATCCCGGCACGAAGCCGATCAGGTCCTGATAGAACACATCGCCATCGCGGAACCAGCTACGCGCCAGGAGCTGCTGACAGGCGCCGTAATCGTGCGTCTGAGTGACCTCCGGGCGGTCCCACCATTCGTCCCACAGGTCGTCAAGCTGCAAGGCCAAGTCGCGGTTGATCGCCTGGCCCGGCAAGCGAGGGGAAGCAAGGACATCGATGCCCGAACCGACGGTGTTCTGCACCAGCACATTCAGGGCATTGGTCGCCAGATCCAGATCACGATCCAGGTGCCGCGCCTGATCCCTCAGCTGACGGGCATCCATGCCAGCAATGGCGCCGCCACTGCCCCAGTCACGGGCGAGCTTCCGGCTGCGCGACGGACGGGTCACCTCGTGGGCACGGGCTTCAACGGGGGCCGCCGCCAAGCCGCGTGGTTCGCGATCTTCGGCCGTGATGGTCAGCAAGCGCTGGCGGGCGATCGATGCGGATGCCATCAGGTGGAACCGCCGAAGTCCGCTGTAGCCCAGCCCGCCCGACGGCGGCGGCCCCCGTTTGCCTCACGGTCAACAACCGCCTGCCACTCAGCGCGGCCCTTTCGAATTTCCGCCAGGTCAGCGTGCGTCAGCTGCCGCTCACCGAAGCGAACGCTCTGCCCCTTCAGCACGGCGATCTCCGCCTGTGCGTAGTGTTCGAGCATTTGCTGTGCAGTTGTCATGCTGCATAGGCTAGGGATGTCGGTGTCCACGAACTAAACAAAGTCGTGGACACCCCCTCCTGTAACTAACTGTTTTTAAAGGGCCGAAAAACTAATTTGTCTCCACTTTCAATGAAACCGTGGACACGCCAGTATTTGCGGGCTTCGGAAGCCCTCCAGGGAACAGTTCATGCAGCTTTGAGCGCGACACCTCAAACTCAGCCATCACTTTTTTCACTGAATTCCCACGCTCCAATGCGCTCTTGATTAGAGCTACTGGGTAGCTTCGCTGGGCGGCGGGAAAATAGGGCTGTTCACCTGCGAAGCAACGCATCACTGAATCCACGAACGGTCGCGCCATAGCCTCGCTGATCCCGATGTCCTCGCGCATCTTGCCCAGAATACGCGCGCGCAGCTGCTCATCTGTTTCCTTTCGCCGGGCCATCAGAACCCCCATCCATCGCGCGCCGCGATGCCTGCCGATCGCGGCGGCGATGCCGGCGCTTGCGGCGTCGCCGGTGCCACAGGCATGGAACCGGCAATCAATGTTTCACGGGAATCCGAAGACTGATCAAATAGCCCCGGCGACACCGGGTGGTACTGTTCCTCAAGCGCAGCCCATTGCGAGTCGCGAATTACGTCCGCCTTCACCGCTGGGGCGAGCGAGGCCCAGATGGCATAGACGGCGGTATCCAGCTCTTCGTTTCTTGCTCCTTTCGGCTTGATCCATGCGCCCGCGTCCTGATCAAAATATTCGACCGTCAAGCCCTTGAAGTAGCGGGCCGGCAACGCACCTGGATCGGGGTTAAGCGGATCGTGCACTTCATCGCCACGACCGCCGGGGAAGCGCAGCATACGCACCGAAAGGTTCTCGTCCGCCCCTTCCCGCTCCGCCTCATCCTTTGCACCCAGCGCGGCCGTCAGCCAGCCGTAGACCATGTGCTTGAGCACGGACGTGCCGACACCCCACACACCAATGCTTCGGGCCACTGTCTTTTCGCGGTGGTTGACCTCGGTTTTGGCCGGGCGGTAGACGGCACGGTCCGATTTCTTCTCCGCACGACCACGCACCAGGTAGACGGCCTGCTTGATGAAGCCAAGCGGAGTCTCAATCATTCGGTTGGAGCCAGAATTGCCCACCGCCTTCTTGACGAACTGCGCCACGGTCTCGGTCCAGTTGCCGCCGTCCAGCGCTGATGCAGAAATGCCCATCTCAATTCCTTTCGCTGTGCGCCACGTTCCCTTCAGGTATTCATCCAGCGCGTCATACGTTTCCAGGATCGTTGGATCCAAGTCGATTACCGCGTAGTCCACAACCCAACGGCGCTGTCCGCGACCGGTAGCGATCACCTGGACCTCGGCACGATCGTGCTGGAAGTCCACGCCAGCCGTGAGCACCAATCCACCAGGCGGCACAATGCCCCTGTGCAACCCCGGCTCGGCCAGCTTCGCGACCTCCTCAGAATCCTGCTGCTGCCGCTCGCCTTCGAAGGGGAGACCCAGCTTGAGGTTGTAGAAGCCAGCCATCTTGTTCGGATCGCGATCGGCCTCTGCCTTCGCGTCAGCCAGATCCTTCCATGACGGCCCCAGACCCAAGGGCGCATAAGCAGCCCATGCGTGGAAACTGCGGTGATAGGGGTCGGCCGCCGGATTCGTCGGCTTCCAGTACGCGGTGCCGCCGAAACCCCGCTCGGCGAGCATCGTGTCCTTGTGATGCTCTTGGATCACACAGCCGCTCATCTCGCAGGCGAACGTCCCATCCGGCTGCAGACGCTCCACGTCGAGCGTCTGCTCACCGCCACATTCGGGACACTGGACCACGTAGACGCACATGTCCCCTGCTTGGTAGCCGGCCTCAATGGCGCTGGCGCCTGCGATCGTCGGGGTGCAGGCACGATAGACCTTGCCGCGGTCCCCGTAGGAGCTGGCGCGGGCCTCCAGCTGCTGATCGGCCGGCCCCTGCCCCCCTAGGTCTTTCGGGTATTCGTCAACCTCATCCATGAAGATGTAGCGAGCAGTGCGCTGGCGCAGCTGGTTGCTGGAGTTGGCCCAGATCGCCCAGAGCGTGCCGCCTGGGAAATGCTTCTCCAGGGTGTTGTCTGTAGCGAACTTGGCGCGCAGCTCGGGCATTTCCTGCACAGCCGGGTCGAACTTCGAGAGCACCCAGCTGCGGGCGAGGTCTTTAACCGGCTGCGCCACAATCATCGAGTCTGAGCCGCGATCAACCACGTACCCGGTCCAGTTGATACCGATCTCAGTGGCACCGATCTGGGCTGACTTCATGAAGTCGACGATGCGGACCGGCGAATGGTCGCTCAGGCAATCCATGATCTCGCGGAGGATCGGGTTTCGAGCCGTACGCCACTCACCGGGCTCGGCACCCGCGCCCTTGGCGATGATCCGGTTTGCATCGGCCCACTCGCTGACCGTCTGCCGCGGCGGCAGTGTCCAGGCTTTCTCCCAAGCGGAGCAAACGACCCTCTTCGGATCTGCGAGCACCACATCATGCGCAATCAGGTCGAGGCTCATTCGGCGGCCTGCTGCAGCGGAGCGGCCTCAGCCGGGGCACCGGTGAGTAGTGCCTGGGCGTCCTTCTGCATCTTCTCGGCGATCTTGCGAATCTCATCCTCCAGCATTGCCTCTACCTTGCGCGGCTCGCTCTCTGCGGCCAGCTGCGACCGCAGCCTGCTCGGAAGGTTCATCATGCTGTTGAGCGCCTGGCGCACCAGGGTGAACACAGCGCGCTCCACGCCCTTCGTGCGCGTCAGCTCGTTGAGTTCCTCGCCCAGCTCCAGCTCTGCCAACCGCGCCCGCGCCAGCCGTTCGCGACGCACCGCCTCCTGCACACTCGGTCCGCCGGAGGCGGAGAGAATGCCAGCAGTGGCGGCAGCCGGGCTTTCCGCGCCAGGTGTGCGATCGCCGCCGCGCAGCGGGTGCGTCAGGTCATTCAGCAAGGTGTCGCTGGCCTGGACGCGGATCGCCTTACCGTCACAGACCAACTTGCCCTCGCGGCGCATGCGGCGGATGTACGAATCGCTGACCCCACGGTGTTCCGCGTACTGGGCCACGGTCATTAGGTCGAGGGTGGAACTCATGCGGAACCCCCAAGTTCCGACGGAACCAAACTCGGAACCCAAAACATGCACGAAAAACGGGGACCGAATAACCCGCGACGGGCATGGCCCAGGAGGACCCGCGCCGAGGGGGCCTGCCGGGGGGCCCGACGCCCGGCCGCCGGACTCGCGTCCCTTGGATTCGCGTGGAACATCCCACCCGTCCCCACCGTCCTGACCATCGAGGCAAGGTCTGGACAGCGCGAACCCTTGGGGTTGTTGAGTTGTCCTAACTGTCCAGACTGTCCATACCTGTTGAGAGATTTTGAGATTGGTTTGATGGGGTGGTCTTCCATGTACACGCGCGCGAAAAGGTCTGGACGGTCGGGACGGCCTTGCGTTGCAAGGGGCAAGGTCTGGTCAATGGTTAGGACAGGTCCGGACGATCCTGCCGAGGTCTGGTCAGAAGTCAGGGCCATCGCCCACCTCCGCATGCTGGCCCTGGCTGCCAATCGCCTTGCCTTGGCTAGCGCTCGCCATCCAGTCATCGACAGATTCGCCGACCCGAAACCATCGGGGCTCGCGTCCACCCTCGGGCCAGCGCCGCCGCGCGCTCTCCCACCCCAGCGTTTTCATGATTGCCGCCACACGCATCTGTTCAGGCCTCCCGTGCTTGCCGGCATCCAGCCCTATAGCGAAGGTCAACAAGTCATCGGTGGTCGCCCAGCCGAGCCTCGTAGCCATCTGCAGGCGCGTCGGATACCTCGACGTATCGGCTCGCATCTCCACCCACGCCTCGACCCTGCCCTCCCAGCTGTCGCCGACGTACCGCGCGGCCTGCTCTTCCTTGGCGTCCTCGGGCAGTACCCAGAAGTCGAAGCCACCCTCAAACAGCTGGACGGCCTCAGCCCACAGCTGATCGCGCTGTTCGGTAATCAAGTCGATGCGCACCTGGCCCTCCGTCCTGACCGGCAGAAAGCGCCGGCCACCCGTCGGATCGCGCAGGTACTGGTGTTCGTTGGTCGTGCCGGTAAGTACGCATTCGCGCCTGTACGAGCGAGGGACGCGGTCGTATGGCGCTCTGAACTTGTCGACGCGCCTGGTGATGGCGGTCTTCACGCTGGTCACGTCCGCTTTGGAGAAGGAGTCCATCTCGCCGATCTCAACACCCCAAGCGCCTTGGATCACCTGGTAGAAGTCCTTGCCGCTCGGTGACTCGCTGGTCTCGACGAACCACTGGCTGCCGAAGATTGCGCGCAGGCCGCTGGACTTCTGCTTGCCCTGCTCGCCTTCGAGCACCAGCATGAAGTCAACCTGTGCGCCGACAAACGGCTGCTTCGGATCTACCCAGAGCAACCGCGCCACAGCACTCGCCATGAAACACTGCGCTGCGCGCCGGCTATAGGCATTGTCCGGCGCACCGAACATGACCGTGAGCATCTGCTCAACGCGAGGCACGCCATCCCACTCAAGGGCGGTGAGGTATTCACGGATGGGATGGCGTCGGTAGCGCCGCGCCACAGCGATCACCGCCTTGAGCACAAGGTCATCACTGCACTTCATCCGGTATCGATCCGGATGCTGCAGCCACGCGGAGAGCTCATAAGCGTCCGTGTCAATGAACTCTTCCCGGCTACCCCCGCTCCACGGCGGATCCCGCTCCAGCTTCACTTGGTTGCTGGAATCGTTGAGCCAGAACAGCTTTGCCAAGCGCTCATCGTTCTCCATGATCAGAATCAGGTTGTGGAGCGTCCCCTCGACGTTGTGGTCGCGGTTGAACGTCAGGTTGTCCTTCCATGCTTCTGGATCTACCCCACCACCGCCTGGCGGCGGCGCACCGCGGCCACCATCGACCACGGTCAATCTCTTACGCTTCGGCTCTGTCATCCCCGTATTGCCTTTTCATGTCCTCGCGCGATGCGCAGGTACGCCTTCGCACGCTCGCGGCGTATAGCGCGCGAGGATTCGTAAGGGTTCTCGATGGCCGCTTTGGCAGCGAGGCGATACAGACGTGCCAGCTCCCGATCGGAGTACTTGATACGTTCCAGCAGGCGGCCATTACGTGACATCGGGCACCACCACGTTCAGTTCAACTACCCGATTAGCCGCCCAGGCTGCGAGCTGCCGCGGCGTCCACTTGTCCAGCTCGAGTGCATCGGCGATATCCCAGCCGTCGGGCTGCCCGCTCACGTCGATCATCCGGATCGACTTCGCCCCAGCGCGAGCGCAGAGCTGCGCTACGCCCGGGACATAGTTGCCCGCGTCGTTGTGCCAGCCCAGCATTGCCTTGCGGCCTGCAGCGTCTGCATCGGGCCAAAGCACGACATCACGGCCCGCAACTGGCGACCAGTCGGACTTGCCGACGGCATTGCCGCCGCCAGCCCAGGTCAGTGCGGCGTACCCCGCCCACGCGCCAGCGCCAGCCGCGCGGCATTTTTCGCCTTCAGGGATCAGTACCGGCGCATCCGGCTTGGCCGCAAGCGCGTCCAGGCCGCACAGAGGGCGCGGTGTTGGGAACTTGACCAGGCACCACTGCTGCTGGCCGTCTGGACCGACGCACCACGTCACCTGCGGCGTCCACTTCTTGAGCTTCTGCGAGGACTGCTCGACGAACTCGCAGCGCAGGACGTACCCAAGCAGACGCCCCTCGGCGTCGCGGTAGGCGTCCACCCGCGTCGGCTTCATCCGGCGGAGTTTCCCGTTCTTCGGGTTCCAGATCGGCACAGTCCATTCCCCGCCAGCCATCAGCGGCGGCACGGCCTCAGGGACCGGCAGCAAGGGCACCCAGGTCACCTCCAAGGGCTGCTCCACCACCTTTCGGGCGGTCGGAGAGGCCGGCGCGAACTCGTGGCCGCCCAGCTGCGCACACGCCTCTTTGAAATCGAGGCCGGTGATCTTCTGAATGAAACCGATGGCATCACCGTGGGCGCCACAGCCGAAGCAATGGAAGAAACCCTTTGCAGCGTTGACCGTGAAGCTGGGTGATCCCTCTTCATGGAACGGGCAGAGGCCGGTGGATTCCCTGCCGGTGCGCCGGAGCTTCACATACCTTCCGATGACCTCATCGAGATCCACGGAGTTCTTGATCGCTTCGACATCGATCCCGTTATGACTCATGACCGCCCGCCCCTGCGTGCCGCACGGGCGGCAGCCATGTTCCACTGCATGCGCATGTAGTCAGCAATACGCTCACGGCACCCAACGTTGCCGGTGCAGACGCCAAGGTTCGGGCACGTCGTCGGCAGCGCGCCGATTGACTCCTTCCATTCCGAACGCGGTTTGCGGCCAATATCCAGGGCCTTCAACAGGCAGCAACTCACGCCCACGACTTACCCCCTAGGTCCAGCTCGCGCTGGGCAGTAGCCCTCAGCTCGTCCTCGCGACGCAGGCGCTCGCGCTCCGCCATCGCTTCGTCGCCGACCAGCGCGGGCACGGCGTCAGTCAGCGCACGGGCAGCCTCTTCCATCGCACGACGCGCGGCGGAACTGATCATGCCCCGCCGCCTGTTCCGTGCCCGGGGCGCGCGGATGGTAGCCAAATCAAACACGCTGGCGACCGTTCTTGACCGCGCGGCGTAGATTCCGCTCCATGCGGTGACACATCGTGCGCAACGCCTGAAGGGCGTCGAGCATCTGATCGGCCTCGGCCAACGTGACTTGGTTGTCTTCAAGGACATCCAGCGCAACCGCAGAGAGTTGCCCACAGAACTTGGATACGTGCAGCAGCTTTTCTTTGATGGCCGCAACTTCGTCGGGCCACCCTCCTTCAGGGGCTGCAGGGACATGGTCCACTGCAAGACTGAACTGTGCAGCGAGGGAGAGGATCCAATCGGTGCCTATCACAGTGCCGGCTGCCTGTTCGAGCATCCACTCGGTGAGCATCTCCAGCATCTCCATCGAAATGGATTCGCCGCCCAGGCCGCGCAACTTCTTTCGCAGCGTCTCGCCCTTAATGCTCACGCCCCGGCGGTCGGTAAGGTAAGCAGCTGCCGCAACCACATTGCCGGGCATCTTGGAGATAGCGTTGTAGGCGGCGTCGCGCCAGTAAAGGTCCGAGCGTGCGCAGGTCACTGCATTCCCCCCTGAAACGCCAGAGATTTCATCGTGGCCTGAGGCGCGGCATCCGTATGAACATTGCACCCATGACGGATCACATCGTTTTGAACAGGGAACTTCGGTTCAGCGCACTGCGCTTCTTCAGCATTGAAGAAGGCACGGGTCAGATAGCTGCGGTCTTCTTCCAAGCCGCGCCTGGTGTCAGCTTCCAGCCCCACTACAAAGTGGAGCGGCCACCCAACGCGACGACGGCGCTCAAGAAGTGCGCACCAATCGTCGGCGGTAAGGACCAGATCCGCGCAGTCGGCGTTGTCATGGAGAGGCATGCCAATCAGCGAGGCCAGCTCGCCGGCGCCGAGCGACTCGTCGAGCAGGGTGATGTGGCGGCTCATTCGCCACCTGCGCCAGTGCACTGGTCCAAAAAGAATCCGGGCTTCAGCACGAACGCGAGCTTGAGTGCCCAGCGCTCATCCACCGGACCCTCAGGCCATTGGTATACCGCTGAAGGGGTCACGCCCAAGGCCCTGGCGAGCGCTGAGGCATTGCCGCCATAGGCGGCCACGGCATCTGACTTCGTGATCATCGGCGTTTTCATGCCGAATATATAAGCACGCTTACTTTGTGTATGCAAGCACGCTTTTACACTACACCTATAAGCTGGCTAACATGAGCATGACACTCGCCCAACGCTTGACCAAGGCCCGCACCGAAAGCGGCTATGCGGAGCCAGCTGAAGCTGCACGCCAAGCCGGTATCACCCCGTCTGCGCTGTATCAGCTTGAGGACGGGTCGACCAAGTCACTTAGCGGAACCACGGCCGTGAAGCTTGGCCGCGTGTACCCGGCGTTTAGGATCGAGTGGCTTATCGATGGCTCGGGGAGCCCGCGCCACGACCAACCCCCACCCGCAGCTGCCTCAGTCCATGAGACTCCCCCGGGCTATGTTCGCTTCCGAGTCATGGACGGTGACGCATCAGGGGGATACGGCGCGGTGAACGAGGATTTCCCAGCAGTCGTGCGCGAGCTGGACATTGCCGAGTGGCAAGTGCGCAACCAGATTGGATTTGTGCCTGAAAAAGACCGCGTCCAGCTCGTGACTGTGCGCGGCGACTCCATGTATCCCGACATCAAGAACGGCGATGCGGTGATGGTGGATGTAGAGCGCGCGTTCTTTGACGGCGACGGCGTCTACTTGATAAATCTGAACGGCTACACCTTGGTCAAGCGCCTGCAGATGTTGTCCGACGGGCTGCACATCATCAGCACAAATCCACGCTACCGCAGCCAAGTCGTTTCAGCTGGCGATATCGACGGCCTGCACATTGCAGGCCGTGTCCTGGGTGCAGCCCTGCTCAGAAAATCTGAAGAATTCTAGCCATTCACGTCGTCGGTTGGTTTGCTGATACCTGATCGAGCCCACCCTGCTGCTGCACCTTGGCAGGGTCTCGTTCCGCCTGTCGAATCACACTCTCCATCCTTGACTGCCAATCCCTGGCCAACCTACTAGCTTGGGCGTGGACTACCCCGTTGCGTTCTGTCTCGATAGATTGGAACGCAACCGTATGAGTCGGGAGCGCCATGCTCTCCACCATCAAGCGCAGCTCAACTCGGGAGACGCGCCCCGTTTCCTTTCGCTTTCCCGAAAGCGCTCCGACCGCTGCGCCAACACCCCCTAGCAGAACGCCGCCCACTACGGCACCAGCCACTTGGCTTGACCGCGATGCTGTACTAACTACGTGTCCGTCCTCATGGACTTCGCTAGCAATCAGTTCGCCGTACGGAATTACGCGGTGAAGAAGCTGGGCGCCTTGCCTCACCACCAGGCACAGCCTCTTTGCCGAGTCGTCGATCGCCAGCGCGGTGGTGTTGTCTGAAGCAACGCAAACAAACTGCGCAGCGAAGTCTGGAATGGTCTCGATGTACTTTGTGACTGCCTGTTTTTTTTCGCCATCGGCAATCGCACCGATGATCGCAACCACGATCACGGCTATGACGCCAAACGCAATGATCCACCACATCTCATCTGTCCTTGACATTGTGATGAGCGTCAAGATACAGGCCACTTATATAAGTGTGCTTGCATTGCAAGAGTTAGCATGCTTATATGTGCCCGTCGGCATCCAGCCGACGGGCGACCGGCGGGTCGCGACTGCGGCCCGGCCCCTCCCCTGCTGAGCCGCAGATGCCTCTCCCCAGGCAACAGGCCCGCCGGCGCCCTCCTTTCCTACGGAGAGCGCCATGTCCTACCGCACCGCTGCCGACTCCCTGCCCAAGGCTCCGCTGCCGCTCCGGGCCGCCTCGTGCCTGCTGTCGCAGGCTGCCCGCGACCACACCCGCGCCAACGTCCTGCGTGCCCGCAGTGCCGGCGAGCACAGCCGTAACCAGCTGCGCCGATAGCGCCGTATGGGCGTCGCCGCCCGCCGCG